CGAAGAGACCCCCCATTGGGTGGATTACACGCTTTTGCGTGGGATTTGTGGACGTAGATCCGATAATCAGAAAACCCAACCCGGAACTTGTCGAACTGATTCGATAAGCTGAAAACCGGGCATTCTGTTGCTGGTATCCTCATACGCGCCTAAACCGTAAACCGACTGAACGCCGATAGCGGTCAAGTGAGCGTCGTTGGATGCCGTGGCGAAATCATCGCTGTGGTAAATCTGCTCGTTCATTACCGCGCCTTTGGCGTAGTAAAGAGCACCCTCACCCATAGCGAGAACATAACCAAGAGGCGTAGCTGCGATGTTGCACTGATAGAACATAGTTCCTTGCGGAATCTTCTTGTTCGCGCTCGCAGTTGTGACTTCTTGGTTGGTCGCTGTTCCGTTATCAGCTGTAACAGAGGCGATACCCGGACCAGCGAGTGAATCACCGTCATTACCAGTGTAGCTGAAGACAGTCCATTTACCACTTGGGCGAACAGCAAGAACGTAGTTCGTACCGCTTGAAGGGCTGTAGTTCGTTCCTCCACCGCCGGGAATCTTCGGGTTGAACCCTTGGAAATTTGCCCAGCAGTCACCACCAAGTTTAGTGGCAGCAGCATTAGTGGTGAAATCAGCGATCTCGGTAGCGCCAGTGTAGATAGCCGTAGGAGCAAGGGGTGAACCTTGGCGACCTTCGGCAGTATCAATAATCACGTTGTGGTTGGCGATAATGTTATTATCCCACTTTGCGTAATTACCGCTGTAGAGCTTGTTTCCTTCACCACGAGAATCTGCATAGAGGATAGCCTCAAGATAATCGGGATCGGAACGAAGCGAGCGGAGAACTGCGTCAGGAGCGAAGAACAAATAGCCCGGAATTTCCTGATTGGAATCCGAACCAGTGTTCATTGGCTGACCACCATTGGCGATAAGCGCTTGCTTGGCTTCTTGGATAAGATCCGTGGAGAAACCTTCACTGTACAGGAGCTTGCCTGATCCCTTAGAGCCATAACCCTCGATGGAGTTAGCCCCACCAGCGGAATCACGAAGACACGCTTGGATATGATCCTGCTCGGTACGCCCTGCCCATTCGGACATGACTTCCGCGCTGATTTGATCAAGGGTCTTGCCCGTGAAACGCATGAGCTTGAGAACTTGCGTCCACGCTACTGCGTGACGCATGAGGTCAACCTCGACGTTAAACGTTCCGAATTTGAGATCTCCTACTGCGTTCTTAAGGACTTCTTCAGCACGTACGCCTTGCCCACGGATGGGAGCGACGGTGGTGAAGGTTACCTTATCAGAACCGCCAGCGGAAAGATCACGCTTCTCGACGATAGGTTTGCCTGATCCTTCGCCACCAATGAATTTCGAGAGAACATTCTTCTCGCGAGCGTCACGGGTTACGAGTTCGGACCAGATTTCGGTGCGCAAGGCGCTATCTGATTCTACTGTACCAGCATAACTGGTGGGTGGTAACAGATCAGCATTGCTGAGACCTGTGTTAGCAGCGAGACCAGCCGTATTGGCTGTGCCTGCGCTGTTTTGTATTGAACTAGGAATTACTTTAGCCATTGGATTAACTTAATTTATATTTTGTTGAACCCCAACTAACGAACGTATTTGCGATTATCTTGTGTGCCTAGAAGAGAGAACAAGTCCTCATTTGACATCTTAGACATGTCGGATCTCACACGTTCGGGCGTTACTGGAGCGTTTAGTGGTTGTGCGGTGCTTCCAGTAGTCAATGTCCTAGCCTGAGTGCCAACCGCTGGAGCTTGCTGTTGCGGAGCTTGCGGTTGTGCTTGTCTTTGGTAACCCTTTTGAGATGCAAAAGAGTGTGCCATCAACTCACACCAGTTTGGAGATTGAAAAATGGTAGCGTAATCAGGGCTCTGAGCGTTGTTAGCTACAAAGTCATCGAATTCCTTGCGGTAAACGGATTCCTTGTCTCCTAGCTCAGGGTAAGCCTCAATGGCTTTGTCCCTGCTCTCCAACGCTTTTGAACGTTGGGTATTTTGTACAGCTTCATTATGCTTCTCGATATCACGTTCTTTTCTTCCCCTGATGTTCTGGATTTCCATTTCCCGCTTCATGATCTCCCTTTGGAGTTCCAGAGCTTTCGTGGTTTCCAGTTCATCGGCAGCTTTCGCTACCTGAGCTTCCAGAGCATGTACCTCGTTACTTAACTTAGCTGTAACCGCATCATAACCAGAAAAAGGATCGGGTTGTGAAACCTCGGCTTGTTGTGGTGGTGCTTGCGGTGCTGATTCCTGAGTCTGACCATAGATTATTCGGGAGGCATCCGCGAATGATCCGCTAAAACCATCTGAACGATACAGGTCTATAACCTGCTGATCCAGCTCGTTTCTTGGTCTGACTCGCCTTTTTGCGAGCCTTTCTTCTTCAGTCTCCGATCCTTCGATCTCAACTTCTGAATTCTCCTCCACTTCCGCTTCTGGCGTTGGTTCTTGTGGTTGGGATTGCTCCTCAACTACTTGTTCCTCAGCTTGGGCTTCTGCTTCGGGTGGCGTTGCTATTGTCTCTCGAAGGGCGTCTGTTGCCACATCCGAAAGGTCTGAAGTTTGAGGGGAATCAACCACCTCTGCTGTATCTTCCATAAACCCCTTTATAAAACACTATAAGGGGTATCTAAAGCGGTTGTATTTACTTCCGCTTTTTTTTGCGAGTAGGAGATTTTTTACCCTTAGCTACGGCTCTTGTATGAGCTGCTTTACCCTTTTTAGTGTA